AACTCTCCTTTAGGTGCATATTTGTTTAATATTTTTTTTGCAATTTTGATTAATATTTTTTCAAACCATTTAAACATTATTCTCTACCCCACCTAACATCTAAAACAGTTTGTGAAGCAAAATCCATTCCAACATCTGTACTAAAAAATCTTTGTTGAGATGTGTTGTTTGTTTTTCTGCCATTCTTTTTTTCAAAGTCAGCCCAATGAGAAACTACAGTTAGATTAACTGAACTATTTTTTGTAGATTCTTGGATTGCAAAACCCTCAATATTACCTTGATATAATAAAAATGGATCAGCAATTAATGAACTATTACTATCTAATAAACCTCTATAAATACTTACTTCATCATTCGTAATATTTTCGTTTAAAACTGTAGAAATAAAAGTTTGATCTGCACCAGATAATGAAATAGTTAAACTTGATTTCGTAACATCTATTTCTTCTGTAAAATCTGAAACACCAATAACAAAATCTGATGGATTATAAGTAACTGAACTTCCTGAAACAGATGATGTTAATGAAAAAGAACAGTCAGTAAAATTAATAGGAGTACTGAACCCAATAGTGAGAAGATGAACGGGTCTAATATCATTTGTCGCTAGAGCCGTCTTTATTGCTGAAGTTAAGTTTCTCGTCATATTTCTCGTAAGTTGTTCGTTCTATTTTCTCAGTTCCTTTTATCATAACAAAACTAAAACTTCCATCAGGAATAGTATTTTGTTTTAAATCATTCTTTGTTTGGTCTAACTGAGATTCATCAATAACTTTTTCTGCTATGAAGTCAGCACTGACCCAATGTTTCACTAAATATTTTGTCATCTATAACGCTTCTTCAACGTCCATTTCGAATTGATACAATAAATTTCCATCTTTGTCATTACCAACAACGCCAAATTCTTGTATATCGTTAGTAAGATATACGGTAAATGGAACATTATCATATTGAATATCTGAATTAGTTATTGCAGTTGTTAAAGGTGGCTCGATAGTTAAAGTTCCTGTTGAAATATCTGATTGATCTGCAACGATCATATAAACTTTATCATGCGAAGCAAATTTAATAAAATCTCCAGCTTTTAATGTTCCTGTTCCTGTACCACCTAAAGTGATTGAAGTATCACCCGCACTAGCAGTTCCATTTGGTGTACCAGAAACTGTTCCTCTAGCGTCTTCTATTTCTGGTGGAACGATTGTAAAATTTTCTTTACCAGAACGTTGCTTTACGATAAACGCCATAAGTTCGCCATAAACATCAGATCGTTTAGCGGCAATTATTTCAACAGTAAAAGACCAACGTTGATTATCTATTTGTCTTGAAAGTTTTTTACCAGAAACAGATTTAGAAATAATTGTACTTTGGATTGATTTAATTCCTAAAGTTCTAAATTGAGCAGTTGATATTGGAAAAGCACCAGCCATTATATTAAACTTTCTCTACCACGTTCATTGACAGCGTTATTAATTAATTGTGTTATAGTTCCTCTTGATCTAACTAGCAAATCTTCGAAACCAGAAGCGTCTAAAGTATTTATGTTAAAATTAACTGTAGTTTGTCCACCGCCTGTTCCTCTAGCACTTTGAGTTATTTGACCAGATTGATTAGGAATGAATAATTCTGCACCACGCTCTCCAACTACCACTGGCTGACCTTTTGATACTGCACCACCATTAGCCATAAAAGGTAAAGCCAACATTCCCATTGGGTTTCCACCCATAGCCATTAAAACTGCTTGTAATTGAATTTGTTTTTTTAAAGATTTATTTTGATCTTCGATAGCTTTCTTTTTATCTTGCTCTTTTTTGAATAAATAATCATCAATAGTTTGCTCGATAGCTTTTAAAGTTATACGTTCAATAGTTTTAGCAACAATATCAACTAAAATATTTTGTGCTAATTCTTTAAAGTTTTTATTTAAACTTTTTCCTAGAACTAAAGATTCAGCCAAGCTTCTTGAAAAAGAACTACTTGCTGAAAGAATTCCATCAAACAAAACATCTGTCATTTCAAACGATCTATTATGTTCTTTTAATTTATCTGCTACTTTTTCAATGTTAGTTTTAAATGGTTTATAGTTTGTGTGAATATCTCTAGTGTAATTTAATATTTCTACATTTCTAACTGAAACTTTTTCAACATCTTTTACAATTTCTTTAATTACTTTTTGTTGATCTCTTAAAGCATCTCTTTCATCAAAATCAATAGCAAAAGTTCCAAGTTTTTTTTCTAATTCATCTAAAGGTACTATTGCTCTAGTAAAAGCAAAAATTAAACCTTGTAATAGTTTTGGTTGATTAGCTTTAGAATTTAATCCATCTATTGCATCTGATATACCAAGAATAGATTTAGATAATGCGTCAGCAGTTCCTGTTGCTTCATTAAATTTACCAATCAAATTAAGAACACTATTTCCAAGTCTTGTTGTAGCTTGTCCGATTGTTGGGGTAATCTGTTCAAACTTTTTACCAATATTATCTGTTTCTTTTAATAATGATCTAGCAATAACATCAGATGTAATTTTACCCTCTGAACCAAGTTTTTTTAGTTCTCCCCTAGTAACTTTTAATTCTTTAGCAAAGATGTCTAATAAAGGCGGAATGTTTTCCGAGATACTTCTAAATTCGTCACCTTGCAATCTTCCTGAAGCGAAAGCCTGTGATAACTGTAGAATACCAGCACTTGCCTGTATAGAATTAACACCCGCTATACCAATTACTTTGTTAACGTTTTCAGTGATCTGTAATAAATCTTGGTTTGCTAATCCTAAGTTTTGAGATTGTAATGCAAGTTTTTGATAAAGTTCAACTGTTTCAGAAAAACCCCCTCTAGTTCTTCTAGAGATTTGAAATAATTCTTCTTGTACTACAACTAATTCTTTTGTCGAATTTGTTACAAGCTTTAATCTGTTTTGTAAGTTTTGAAACTCGTTTGTTAAATTAAAAAATTGTCTAACAACAATAGATGACCCAATAGCAATAATTGCATTTTTAAGATTAAATACAGAAGTTTTTGTTTGGTTTAAATTTTTATTTAATTTTCCAAGTGCTTGAGAGGATTTATCTCGTGTTATTATGTCTATCTTAATATCTGCCATTATTTAAACCTTTTCGCTTCTGCTAATGTTTTGTTAGTTTTATACTGATCTTGCTCTTTTTTCAAGTATGCTAACCAAAGATTAAAATGGTATAACGGCATTTCTAGGACTTTTTGTATAGGAAGTTTTAATCTATCTGCGACTACCAATATATTTTTAGTATCAGTGTCGCTTTCTACTTTTTTTCAGCGTCCTCGTAAAATGTACCTTCAAGAATTTTATTTGCAATAGTACCAATAATTTGAACGTCAGCTTTTTTCTTTAAAGCAAATTTATCTTCTGGTTGAAAGGCTTTGACTAAATCACCTTTTTCATTTTTAACTAAAAGCTTCATCACTAGCAAATCAGCTAAAATACTAGAATCGTTTGCACCAGAACTTTTTAATTGTAATTTGTTTCGTTCTTCAAGTGTTATTGGCTCACAATAAAAGATTGATGGATTTCCATTTTCATCTTTCCATTGTTCAACTTCAATGACGATATTTTCAATACTTTCAAAATGAGATTTAACTCTATCAATAACTGACATAAATTAGATTAGACAGTTCCTACAGTTAAAGCACCTGTTCCTTGAAAAGTAATACTTCTAGCAACAACACCGTCTAAAGTAGAGTTGATAGACATACCTGTTACAATACCAGAACCTGAATAAGACGCATCTCCACTTGAATCACCCTCTGGTAATAATGTGAAAGTTAAACTTGATCCTACTGTGCATTCTTCTTGAGAAGTATCTGTTTCGTCAAAATGACATTCGATAGTTCCTGAAAATGAAGTTCTTCCAGCAAGGAAAGTTTTTGCTGAATCTGATAATGCAGTATCTTCAACTACATCTGCTGTTGTTTCTAAAGTGAACGAAGTAACTTCTCCAGTAGTGTTAACCCCTGTCTTTACTACGCCCTCTTTTCCGTGATGAGTAGCCATAATTATTCTCCTTTAATTCTTCTTGTTGTATGGTTTCTTTAGTAGTCTTATATCCAAGTTTTTCATAATGTGCAAGATTGTTTTCATTGATTGTAATCTCGTCAGTTCCTTTATACATTTTAATATCTTTAGCCATAATAACCTTTATAAATTATTTATTCATTTTCTTCAAGTTCATCTTCTTCTAATAAATCTTCATCTAAATTTTCTTCAATCATATCTGGGTTTTCTTCAAGTTCTTCTAAAACATCTCTTAGTTCCACACAAAGCGTAGAAACTTCATCAGCTTTTTTTTCTATCTTATCAATTTTCTTATGTAATTTATCAAAAATATTCATTATGCAGTTCCCGATTGATGTTCATATATTACTCTTACAACCATCGAAATAGCACCGTAAGGAAATAATTGTCCAGCGTCAGTTTCTATTTCAATAACTTCTGTGTCTAAAGCATTTCCACCTCTTGTAATATCTTCTTCAAGTTTGTTTTCTAATGCTTCAGCTAATTCATTTCTTGCTGTGTCTATATTAGATTCAGCACCTTTAGTATAACCTGTAATTAAAAATTCTAATGTATTAATTCTTGTTCTAGCACCACCGCCTAATTCTTGATCTTCTTTTGTTTCTAATTGTGTTTGAACTAAAACTGCTGGATATTGTTGTTCAGATAATTCGTCTAATGGAAAAGGTTGTCTTGTAGCTTTTTTAATAGTTGGACTACTAATAGCTTGAATTGAAGTTAATATGTTACTTGCAATATCTTCTCGTACACTCATAATCCTAAACCTCTAATTTGTTTTTCAATATATTTAGCAAAGTTTTTTTGAATTACACGTCTTAATTTTATATCATGATCAAAAAATCTTCTAACAGGTAATCTTCCAGCACCTGTTTGATGATACATTGCTTTTTCTGCTTCATAGTTACTTCTAAAATAAACAGATGCTCTTTTTCTATTTACTATTCTTGAAGCAATACTTTGTAACATTTGGTTAGTGTCTTGTAAATCAACTCTGGTTTTATTTTTTAAATTTGAATAAGCTTCTGAGTAAGGTTTGAATCTTCTTCTTTTATAATCTAATCCAGCAGAAGTTCTTCTAATTATTACTTCTTTTAAGTTTTCTCCCGCTTGATCTAAGCCTCTAGTAATTATTCTAGGAAGCTTACTAATAAATTTAGCGTATCTACTTTGAACGTTTTTAATGTTTGAATTTACTTTTATGTCTAATGCCATTATCTAATCAATCTACCGTAGCCGTGTAAATTTTCTCTTTCTGCAACTGAAATAGTTTGATTGTCATCAGCGTCATATTCAACACCATCTTCAAGTATTTTTTGAAACTCAACGTTATATTGACTGTTATAATGTTCAATCATTCTTTCAAATCTATCTTTATCAGCTTCTGGTCTAAATTTTGTTAATGCTGGAAAAAAGAATTTAGATAAAAATAAATAAACACCAGCACGTTTG